CTGCTATTGGTATCACCAACGGATCCCAAATTAGATTTAGAGATTATCCAGATTCTAGATTTAATTCTACCTGGACAGTCTTTAGTCCTAATGGTGACGCATTTAGTCCAACAAACAACTACGTACATTTCCAGATCTACAATAACATCAATATCGCAACAGTTTCCTGGAATGGTGCTGGTGGCATTACTGATGTTGCTCAGGGTGTACCAGTACCCGCAGTTGACTTCTCCAATTCCAATTGGAAAGAATATGGGGTAGTTGGTGGTGAAGCACTACGTACCAGTACAGAAACTATTGGTGATTATAAGTTAGGTATCAACACAGTTGCTAGATCTGCTCATGATTCTTGCTTAGATTCATTTAGTTCCGATGAAGTTCTTCCAAGAGCTAACTTGGATATTGTTGGTACAACTTTCATCAGTGGTAAGACTATCAATTCTTATCTGTCTGAAGTTTCTGTTGTCAAGACCGAAACTAATACCGATAACGCATTGTTAGTTGGTGGTGATAGTGCTAACCCAAGTGATAATGCCACGTTCAGAGTAATGACTACCAACAATGGTAGAGTTGGTATTAACACTGCTGTTAATGATACTGTTAACCCATATAAGACTCTAGATAAGACCTTTGTTGTAGTTGGTGACGCTAGAATTCATGAGAACTTAGAAATTACTGGTGATCTGGAAGTTAATGATGGTGATCTCACAACCACTAACAATACATTTAACTTCATCAACCAAAATGCTAACGTTCTGAACTTTGCTGGTGATGGTCAGATTCTAAGTTTGATGAACAACACCAGTGTTGCTCAGACAATTAATGTCGGTAACGCTACTGGCAACCAGACCTTATTGATGGGTGAAGCGGTAACCAATGGAACAATTAAGATCCATAGAAATACAACTTCATCTACAGTAGATATTGCTACAGTTACTAATGATGTAAGTTCTACTTGTAACATTACAATGGGTGGAGCATGGGCAACACAGTCCGACACTGCTTCATCATTCAAGATTGGAACTTTCTATACAGGACTTGCTGGCAATCTTGAAATTGGTACAGACTATGGTGCTGGAACTAGCAGTTCTAGATTGTTTACACAAACAAGAATTGTCAATCTATTTGATGGCGACCAAACTAACACTGTTAATTTCGCAACAAACGCGACTACATTCCAAATGGGATCTAGTGGTGGTACTACCACTATTAGAAACACTCTAAATGTTCTTGCTTCTGCAATTGTTGAAGGCAATATCAGATTGGATGGTGGTCTAAATGCTGGTATTATTGAAATTGGTAGAGGTAAGTTTGGTACTACTATCGCAGGACACCAAGTTGGTGGAGTTGATAATCCAAATATTGACTTCTACAAATATCAAGTTACTGGAAGAGTAATTGATACCGCTGGTGTTTCTGCTTGGGGTTCAAATACATTCTTGGTTGCTGGTGGTCAGATCGCTGCCATTGACAATGTTGTTAATAACGGTGGAGCAAACAGAACTCCTGGAAACTATGCTTTCCTTGAGGGTACTTCTGATGGTGCTGGTTCAGGAGCATCTTTCACTGTTCTTGTTAGATTTGATAAGACAATTGATATTACAATCGACAGTCCTGGTGAAGGATATGCTAACGATGAAACCATCACCATCACTGATGCTCAGTTAGGTGGTGGCGGCGGTGGAGACCTCACGTTCCAAGTAAACGGAACTAACTCCACTGGTAATAACTATTACTTACCAATTAGCACTCCTTCTATTACTGACTTCCAAGTCGGTCAATTGCTTCTTCTTGATCGTGGTAACGCAGCTTCTCCTGATACTGTTGGATCTGGTGGAAATGTATTAACAGGATTAAGAACTGAAGCAGAAAGTGAAATCGTTAGAATCACTGGTATTGCTAACGTTGCTAACCCTGCTGATCCAAATGGATACAGATTGATCGTTAACAGAGGACAAGAGGGAACGGGAATTTATACAAACCACCCAGATGGTTGTATTATTGCTATCCTTGATAAGCAAGCAAATGCTTCTTATATTACTGGTTCTGACCTTGACAACAATGGTGAACTAGATGAACCACTCTCTGGTATTGGAAATGGATCTGGTAATGTAAGAATTGGTATTGCTGAATTTGGTGGTACATTAACAACTGCTGACTTCCTAAGACTATCACAGACTGAATTTGTTTCTGTTGTTGATCTAATTTCTACTTCACCACAATCTCTAATCGTTAATGATGGTGGTGATCCTGCATCTGAAACATTCAAGGTTGAGTCTACGACAGGTGATACTTACATTCTTGGTAATATTGCTGCTGGTGTAGGATTCAATAAGTTTACTGTTGCTTCTGTAACTGGTAATACTTTCGTTGAGGGAACTCTAACCACAGAGAACACATTGACTATTAATGGTTCTACGATTGAAAATCAGCAGTTCTTCACTATTACTAATGGTGGTGCTACTGGTACTCCAATCAGAACAACTCTACAAGTTGATACCGCAACTGGTGATCTAACGATCAACGGTGGTAACATGAACTTCTATGGAACTGATGGAACCACTCCAAGACTGACATTTGATAATTCTTCTGGAGACTTTACCGTATATGGTTCATTCTCTGCTCTAGGTACTGGTGTTTCTACTTTCGGTGGATCACTTGATATCGATGGAGGAATTAACCTTGAGTTCCAAGAAGGAGTTGGTAGAGGTGCTATTGATTCTAAGTTTGAAATTACAAACACTGATGGAAACAGCATCTTCCAAGTATCTGATGATGGATCTCTGAAGGTTGCTCAAATTGACAACTACATCACTAATACTGGTGGTAGAAAATGGTTGTACATTGGCGACACTGCGTTCACTATGACAGCTAATGTTAATTACTTTGTTAACGTTACTGGCAATACTCTATTGAGATTGCCGCCTAATCCTCAAATGGGCGATATGGTTCGTATTATAGATATAAGTGGTAGTCTAACATATAATCAGACAATGATCGTTAGAGCACAGGATAATACGAAAGTTCAGGGTGAATCTACAAATACTGGACTATCTCTATTGTCAGGTGTTCAGCCTTCTGAAACTGCTGGATACAATGGTGGTGAATTAGTTGTACAAACACCTAACGCTTCATTTGGACTGGTTTATGCTGGAACATCTGCGCCTGGTGGACAACCTGGCGTACCATCATCCCTCTCGGGCTGGTACTTAATGGACGTATAAGAGATGCCTTTCTATCAAGAGACACGAACCATGAAGGGTGCCGTTATCGGCACCATCATGCCATGGTCTGGACCACTTAGTCAAATACCAAAAGGTTGGATTATTTGTGATGGCACCACACCACCAGCAAATGAGTATCCCTTACTTGTACAAGCAATTGGGGATACTTATAATGCTGGAACTACTAATTTAGGGGGAGCATTTCCAGCATATACTGGCAATTTTACTCTCCCAGATTTGGTCAGTGGTAAAATGCTCATGGATATCGAGCAATCTTATTTTGGCACTTTGCCAGATGTTAGAGATAATGATCCCGATGCTGGTAATATAATCTCTCCATATATTGGACCAAATACTGACAATGGTGTTAATACTGCTTGGAATAATGTAAACACTGATGTTATTTTTTCATTAAATGAAAGAAGTGGTTACAGTGGAAATATTGCTGGTAATACTATTATTGATGGTGAAGGCGAAAAATCAATTTTTATTGGCGGTAGAAAATTAGGACATACTCATATCAGGAGTCATGGTCATAGTGGTGTTTATGAAAGTCTTGCTGGTGCACTAGCGTCTGGTGCTGCTACAGATGCTAATAAGAGACCAGGAAAGGGTGTTATTCCATATGATAACATAACAGCAACATTTACATATGCTGGTTATGACCAAGCAACTGTTGTTTTTGGTGCTCGTTTTGATGATGGATTAGTTGACGACGTTAGATTGGGTATTAAAGGATTTTATAAAGGCAGTGTTGAATTAGATGATTCTAGCGCATGGGGATCTTTCGGAAGTTTTAGTGGATTTGGATCTGGTGATGAAGGAAGAACTGTGATGAGATGTTCTGGAGAAAATCCTCCAGTCAACTTATCACCACAGAGAGTTGTTGCAACTTCTCTTGCTACTAAACCAAATTTTTCATATCCTGTTTGGGGAGGTACTGGATCAAATACAATTCCGTTTGCTCAGGGTGGTGGTAACACTGAAATTCCATCAGGATTTACTAATTATTATCAGGATGCAACTTCTGCTGGAAACTATGGCACCCTACTGAGTAATCCTGGATCTAGTTTTGTAACTGATACTGGAACTGCTGCTCAGGCAAACGTTGATGCTCATGATCATGAACCACTCACAATTGTATATGATCAGAGCAGTTTAAAACCACAATCTAGATTGGTTGCTGACGTTAACATTCCTGCTACTACAAATCTCGATA